TGGCAGCACCAGTTAGTGAGAGCTTTAAGGCCTGGTTAGAAGGAGCACATTTGTCCCCACACCATCCGTGTGGCAAGTATCGCTCGTCTGAACCCCTGCTGGTGCGGCTGCGAACCCGACTCTTGGACTTCTTTTCTGACAAGGAGGATCGTAGGGTGAGGTTGGGAGCTTTGAGAGGCATGCGATTTGAGGGCAGACCAAGGAGGATGGCACCAGGTCACTCCCACCCGATCGCGGCGGCCGCTAGGAGTGACGCTAGCTGTTTTCTCAGTGAAGTCGCTACGAAGCTTGGCAAACGCCGATTTGATGTCAGCATATCAGCCAGAGAGGTAAGGGGGGGCTTGGCCGTTGGGTCCCGTCAGTACCGAGTGCCGAAGGACTTGCTGTCAGATGCGGTTCACGAGAGCCTTGAAGAAGGCGATTTGATCACGATGGTCGACACCGACTACTATATGAGCGAGCAACAGCTAAGCAGATATGCAGGCCACGATATTGGTCTGTATGCTCTGCAGCCAGACGGGCTTGCGGGTAAATCGGATGATTCGTCGTGGTGTTTCGTGGGCCCCGACCAGGTGGTTGAGGAGGTGAAGGGTGGAGCGGTGTACCGACACCGCATCTGGAACTGGAATAAGGACTTGGTGGTGTTGGGGAGCTGGTGGAACACTTACTTGTATGATCCGGTGCTATTTGAGGTGGCGCCGGGGAGGCTGGTGGTGGTCTTGCTCCTTGCACGTACGATCAGATTGCCGCTGTTTCTCGCGGAGGCCCTGGTTCCAGGGCTCCACAGTTTCAGACCCTCGAGGATGGAGGTCACCAAGCAGGGTGACTACCTTATCGGCGCTTTTGGTGCCCCGGGGCAAAAGAGGGTGCAGGTCCTACCGATGGGCTTGCCTGATGAGATGCCCGTGAAGATCAAGCCTGACACGTTCCGTGCGTTGGCCATTGCAGCACAGATACCAAACACCGACAGAAAGGTGAAGGGGTATGAGCTGTTGCCAGCAGGCGTGGAGCGGATCGTCAAGGCTGCGGGGGAAAAGGTGTCTGTGTCAGGGTCTTATGTGTTGTCGCGCTATTTCACCAACGCGTATGAGGCCCACCAACTGGTGAATTACCAGAGCAAGGGTGGGCTCGAGTTGGAGGATGGGAAGCCAAGCGCTGTCCTAGCGGCTGTGCCGCTGGCTGGAGCTGGTTGCAGCCCTACTTCCAGTCGGAACAATGAGGAGCGAGCGGTGAAGGCGCGGGTCGTTGACGTGGCCAACAGCAAGCCATTCAGCGACCAGCTGAAAGGCTACGCCAAGGAATTTGCTGAGCTACTGGTTCCCAGGGCCGGGCGTGGAGTCCCGCTGTCGATCCAGGAGCTGCGCCTGCTGCAGAGCAGGCCAACTCAGCGGGCTAGGAGGCTGCAGGAGGAGCAGCATGTAGCAGACCGCTCCAGTGCACTGAGTACGTCGTCATTCCAGAAGCGGGAGACGTACCCCGAGCCGGGAGATCCGCGCCTGATCAATCAGGTGCCCACTGACCACACGAACCGGCTGTGTGCCTTTTCTGCTGCCATCAAACCCCTTTTGAAGGGAAGAAGATGGTATGCGGTTGGGCGCACGCCGAGCCAGCTTGCTCTGGCTATTCGTGGCCTGCAGCGTGTTGTAGGCAAACAGCTGGTGGGGGGGGATTACAGCCGGATGGATGGTAGGACATCAGTCGATTACCGACGGAATGTGCTGGAGCCGGTATTCATGCGTTACTTCGCGAAAGAGCACCACGAAGAGCTCAAGGAGTTGTTGGAGAAAGAGGAGGC